ATTAACGCTGGCAATATTTCGACTGGTTCGCTTGCCGCAGACCGCATCGCAGCCAACACAATTACTGGCGCAAAGCTCGCAGTGGGCACAATCGAAGCAGTCTCAATCGCCGCAGGCACCATCACTGGCGCCAAAATCGCGGCCACCACAATCACAGCTAGCAATATCGCGGTTGCCACAATCACTGCAGACCAAATCGCAGGTGGCACAATCACAGCAGCCGAAATCGCAGCAGACACCATCACAGCGGCTGAAATCGCGGCTGGTTCAATCACTGTTGACCGCTTGACCGCGGGCACTCTTACCGCTTTTACGCTTCGCACTTCATCAGGCGCTCGCCGAGTTACAGTCTCGGCTTCTACCAACTCGATTTCATTTACAGAATCCAGTTCAACCGTTGGGCACATCGGTCCAGCTTCTGTAGATGGCATTGTGATGCACTATGGCTCGACTTTCAATCCCAACGTCACCACTTACCCAAACGCTTATGTTTCGTCAGGCGACGCTCGAATCGCTTTTAGCTCAACAAAGTACGCGCAAGTTAGTACGCTTGGGGTCACATTAAGTGGGAACGTCTATACCCTCGACGCTTTTTACAATCAGGACTCATCAACCAGCGCAAACGCTGCCAACACCCGCATGGACACTGACGGTCGTACACGACGCAGCACAGCTTCAAGCGCTCGCTTTAAAGAGGGCATTGTCAGCATCTCTACAGTTGCAAACCTTGACCCACGCGGCTTGCTCAATGTGCCAGTTCGAGCATTCAGGTTCAAGTCTGACTACTTAGACCCGACAGACAACAGAGCGGGCATGTTAGTGCCTGGTTTGATTGCAGAAGAGGTTGCAGAGCACTACCCAATCGCAGCCGACCACAGCGACGGTGAAGTCGAGAACTGGAATGAGCGGTTTGTAATCCCAGGCATGTTGGCCCTAATCCAAGACTTAGCAGCTCGAGTTGATGTATTGGAAGGCGAATGATGAACGAGTACCTTGTCGGGTTTAATGACGATGGCACACTAATCACAGAGCAAGTGTCGGCTGCCGACCCTGAACAAGCGAAAGCAGAGGCACAGCCGCTGCACCCAGATTTGCCAATCATATTCGTGAAGTGGCTTAAACAAGGGGGAACAAATGGATAGCAACACACAACTAGACATCAATATGGTAGTGGCAGCGCTAAGAGAACAAATCGGTCTTTTTGCGCTGGACAAAGCGATGCTGACCGCACGGGTCGCAGAGCTCGAATCTAAACTCAAGGAGAGAGATGACCGTGAATGACTGGGCCGCATTGATATTAGCGGTTATATCGATACTGGGCTCGTTCGTGGTCGCAGTGCGCTGGCTGGTAAAGCACTTTTTGAACGAGTTGAAGCCAAACGGTGGTTCAAGCCTCAAGGACAGCGTCACAAGACTCGAGAGCCAAATGGAACTCGTTATCAAGATGCTTACTAAAGGGGAGAAAAATGAAAAGTCTAACAGAATCCGCTGATAGTTACGTCGGCTACACCGAAGGCAAGAACAACGACACTAGCTTCGGCAAGTGGTTCGGGCTTAACAACCAGCCGTGGTGCGCGATGGCGGCATCAAAGATTTACCACGAAGCTGGCATGATTGCACAGGTCGCACCTAAGACCAAGCCAAAAGGCTTTGCTTCTTGCGATGAGTGGCTCAAGTATTTATCTAAGAACAACCAACTGGTCCCAATCGGACAGGCAGAGCGTGGGGACTTGGTCTTTTTCCAGTTCGACACAGACGCACAGCCCGACCACGTCGGTGTTGTCCGCTGGCACAACAAGACCCTGAAGTACATCAACGTGTGGGAAGGCAACACCAGCAGCGGCAAGACTGGAAGTCAGTCCAACGGCGACGGCTTCTACATCAAAAAGCGTGCTTATCCACTCATCATGGCAGTGGCACGACCTAAAAAAGGAGCATAATGAAACTCGAAACCCTGACCCCAATCGTCAAGACCTACCTCAGAGCTGCAGCCTCGGCCGCAGTAGCGCTTTACCTTGTGGACTCCAACCGCCCGCTAAGAGACTACCTTGCAGCTGGCTTGGCCGCAATCCTCGGTCCTATCATCAAGGCGATAGACCCAAACGAAAAAGACTTCGGCAAGGGCTCAAAGTAGCCTAAGCGTCACCGACCCCCACCACTGGCACCCCCAGCGGTGGGGGTCTTTCGCTATGCCTTGCGTGTCGTATTGACAGACGTATACACAGCATGATTGACTTATCCCATAAGCCCGAAAGGGACCAACGAACGGAAGGCACAAAATGAACGGAATCGCAACACCAACAGCACTAAAAATCGACGAAGCAGTTCTACTAGTAATCGCAGACGGCGAGTGCGCAGTTCCACAGGAGAACCCATTCGGTGGCGTTGACATTTGGTTAGAAGGGCAGACTGGCCTTTTGACTGACAGCAAAGGCCGCATGTACCTTGCAGAGGGCGTTCGCCTTGCAACCGATGACGAGACCATCAGCGTCATCAAGTTCGTAGGCAAGGGACTTGTCGCAAGCAAGGTCACACTCGACGGCGACATCTCAGCAGAGCTTTTGGCTCAAATCGCGAAGGGACTTCTCTAATGGCCGAGACACAGACCGAATTGAAGTTCATCTATGAGCGCGGGAACAAGTTCTGCGCCACTGATGAGCAGCACCATTACGTTCACAGCTACGACCCGACTTCGAGGCTGGGCGACTCGTATGATTGCGTCCACTGCGATGATTTCCAGGTGGGCTGACGTGGGCGCCATTAAAGAGGTATTCATAGACATGCAGGACGAAATGCGTGCAGTCGCCAGGCAGCTAGAGTTCGCCACTGAGGACGGCGAGCCCGAGTTGATTTATGACACCCTGGTCGAGTGCACCGCCAAGCTGGCTGTAGTCACTCGCCGCTATCACAGCATGTGGTCCAAATGAGTGAGCCGATACTCGAGGACGACCATGCCAGGGGCTATGGCAACGTCTGCGAGAAATGTGACGAGATGGAGCACTTTTGTGTGTGCGGAGAGCCCGACACTATGGAAGAAGCGAGGTTCGAAAAATGAACGGCGCTCGCGAATACCTGCAGGCATTTCAGAGCGCTCGTTGCGCTATTGGCAAACACGCCAGCTGTACCAAAGTCGCTCACATGGGCGCATTCCCCAGCCGTCGCCGCCCGTGCGACTGCAACTGTCACAAAGGAGAAAAATGAAGATAGAACAAATGCCCAACACTGGCGCTTGGCGAGTCTCAGATGTCATCACCAACGGTCAGACCAGCTGGGTCGAGATTCGGACTTTTTATGGCATCGATGAAAAGCAAGCCATCGCCAGCTTTTACAACACGATTTGGTCGATGGGGTGGCAACCACTATGAGTGTCACAGCTAAAGACAACGCAGACCTAAAGAAGTTGATGGATTGGCACGTTAAAGAAGCCAACAAATGCGAGGCAGACCGCGAGTTCCACATTTGGGCGGTTACGCTCATCTCAATGGTTAGGGAAATACGATGAAGTTGACAAAGAGAGGCAAGCGCGTTCGCGCTGTTTTGATATTGGCGGCAGCAGTCGCCATTTACTACGTCACTGGGCACATTTGGTGGGTCGGCGACGGCTACTGTTGGGGCACCATGACAGAATGCTTCTTGGGGGGCAAATGACAAGCAAAGAGACACCTATTCGCACAGTCCGAGTGAATGACAAGCTGTGGCACAAGGCGAAAGCTCAGGCCAAGCGCGATGACACCACCGTGTCTGAGGTCATCAACCAGGCGCTGCGCGAGTTTATTAGCAAGAAGTCCGCATGATTGGGCGCTACACTTCAAAAGAGATGGCGGCCGTGTGGTCGGACGAAACGAAGTACACCACCTGGGCTCAGATAGAGCTCGAAGTGATGAAGGCGCAAGGCAGACACGGGGTTATTGACCGCGAGTTGTGGCGAGCGCTGGAGCTGACTGCAGTACCAACTAGTGCTGAAGTAGCAGCGCAAGAAGTGATTTTGAAGCACGACGTGATGGCTTTCTTAGAGGCCTGGCGCCTGAACACTGAAAATCGAGAGATTCATCGGTGGCTTCATTACGGCTTGACCAGCTCTGATGTGGTCGAGACGGGACAGGCTGTTCTGCTAAGCGAGGCCAACTGGCTCATCGCAAACGCTGGCTACCAACTGCTTGATGCCTTGATTGTCCATGCCTTCAGGTATAGAGACACCAAGCGAAGCGGTCGGACTCACGGCCAGTTCGCAGAACCAACAACGTGGGGCTATCGGGTTGCGGACTTTGCGTTCGCCATCAATCGGGGGCTCGAACGCATGGCCGAATCTTGTGGTGGTGTTCAGACTGCGCACATCTCGGGGCCGCTGGGCAATTACGCCCACACTCCAAGAAGTGTCGAGCTGGACGTTGCCAAAGAGCTTGGCCTTGCCGTGCCCGATAGCGCCACCCAAGTCTTGATGAGGGACTCGCTGGGTGCCTGGGCCTATTCTCTTGCCAGCTTGGTGACTGTCTGTGAGGCGTTTGCACTTGAAGTCAGACACGGCCAGCGGTCAGAAGTGAGCGAGATATTCGAGGGGCGCAGCGGGGGTCAAGAAGGCTCCAGTTCTATGCCCCACAAGGAAAACCCAATCACAGCTGAAAAAATATGCGGTTTGGCCAAGATGGCCAGGGCCTATGTCATGCCAATCACTGAAGGTATCGCTTTGTGGCATGAGCGAGACATCAGCCACTCGTCAGTCGAGCGGATAGCAGTGCCCGACCTTTGCGCCATCACAGAGTACGTCTTAAAAGAGACTGGCAGACTGGTCAGAGAGCTTCGAATCAACGAGGCTGGAATGAGATATCACACCTACCAAGGCAGCACCACAATGCTGAACAAGTACATCAAAGAGGGCATGACTCGAAACGAGGCCTACCAGGCTGCAAAAACTGGCACTCGCGAGGACTGCCCACCAGCTGACACCCAACACTCTTGGGACCTGTTGGCGATGCTCAAAATGGGGCTCGATGAAGCCCGACTCATGAACGGCGTGTCGCAGTAATGACAGCCGCGAGTGTGGTAGAATTAGATACTCACGGGGGAAGGAACCACGATATGTATAGTTTCAAACACGCGGTCCGAGTAGAGACCGACAACAACTGGTCGAGACAGCTCTCGGCTATCTTACAGGAGCCACTGCCACCCCAAGCAACATTCGAGGGGGAGAACGTTCACGGCAAATGGTTCAAAGTCAAACTACCTGCAAGCGTTTGGGCGCTTGCCGTCAAAACAGGCAACAGCACCACGGTGGGGGTTTACCACTCGCCATACGCTGCCGATTTTGAACTGAAAGAGGCATTACATGGCTCGCAGAAAAAAACCAAAGTCTAAGATTGATGCTCAATGGATAAAGTTCCAGGCAGCCTTCTCGCGGAGCAACACTCAAGAATCCTTTTCCGTCAAACTGACCCTCGCAATCGGCATTATCGCCGTCTTAGCGTTGGTTATTTGGATTCTTGGGTGACCAGCTCCCGCGTCCAACGGGGGTATCAGAGTCAGCGCTTAGTCGCTGAATATTTTAAAACTAATGGCTGGCCCTATGCAGAACCTGCAGGGTCAGGCCGTTCAGGAACCGACATCACTGGGGTAATAGGGGTAGATGTCGAAGTGAAAGCGAGGCGAGGAATCAAAGTCGCCGAAGCCATGAAGCAGCTACGCGACCGATACAAGGACGGAGTGTTGCCAGTGGCAATCCTTCGACTAGACGGTCAAGGCGAAGCGCATATCGCGGACTGGCCAGCTATTGTGCCACTCCACGTATTTATCGACCTATTGAAAGCGGCAGGGTATGACAAACCGAAGTTTGACTAACTTGCCCGAGAGGAGCGCCGATGCGCCCATTAACACAACACTTTTTGACGATAGTAGCCTCATCGCTTGCGATTGCAACACTATCGAATGTACTAACAGCACAACCAGCAAACCCAATCGTTTACACTCAGCGACCACCTCTGATGCAAGTGGACGCGAAGGCCGTGGCTCGGGAGTTGCTTACAGACAAGCAATTTCGGTGCTTCTCCCAGCTTATGGGCAAGGAGAGCGGTTGGAATCCAAAAGCCAAGAATCCGACCAGCACTGCGATAGGTGTGGGACAGCTTCTTGACTCGACTTACAAGAACCTCGGCATGAAGCACTCGAAAGCTGAAGTGCCACAGGTTGTTGCAGCGCTCGCCTACATCGGGCGCAAGTACGGCTCAGGCGGCCCTTGTGCAGCTTGGGCACACTGGCAAAAGAAAAAATGGTACTAGGGGGACAGATGAACGCATTCGACAAAGACAAGCCGAGGGTAGATTTGCCTTTGGACACTGCCGCTTGGATTACGCTTTACCGCAAGACCCAGGCAGATATCAAGGCACTCGAGGAAAAGCTCGAGCAAGCCAAGAGCAAGATTCAAGAGAGCATGGGCGAGAACGAGATTGGCCTGATTGATGGCAAAGTGGCGGTGCGCTGGACCAAAGTGACCACCAACCGCCTGGACATTCAAAAGGCGAAAGAGATTCTCGACCCAGCTATTTACAACTTCCTATCTCGCGAGAGCACCTCGCGCAGGTTCACACTGGCAGACCCTGATGTCGATAATTGACCCAATCGTGCCAGCCCCTGACTGGGGGCGGCAACCCAATGTCCCCGACCACGAAATCTACGAGGACGAGGACGATGACGAATGAGCTACGCAAAACTATTCAGCGACACAGAGGAGTACGCGAATGCCGTCCGTGATGTCGTCATTCAAGCTGGAATCTGGTCCCCAAGAGCAGGACAAGTCCAAATCGGACCAAGCGAAGTCGGCCACAAGTGCACGCGCCGTTTGGCGTACAAGCTTCTCGACTGGGAAAAGCCAAATGCGATGCAGGGCGGCTCTTGGGCTGCGCAGGTCGGAACGGCTATTCATGCGTACTTGGCAGAGGTCTTTGGCAAACGTGAGGGGTTTCTCATCGAACAGCGCGTCACAATACGCGGCAGTCTTGCGGGAACCGTTGACCTTTTCGACGTCAAAAATGGTGTGGTTCTCGATTGGAAAACGACGGGTGCGACTAAACTGGCCAACTACAAGAAGTTCGGCGCAGACCAACAACAAATCATTCAAGTCCAGCTCTATGCTTACGGACTTGCACAACAAGGAGCTGACGTCAAGAAGGTGGCACTCTGCTACCTACCGACTTCAGGTTCGCTCACTGACATGGTCATGGTCATGCACGACTATGATGAGCAAGTTGCGCTCGACGCTCTCGCTCGCATTGACGCCATTCACGCCTTATTGGCCGCAGTGGACGTCGAAGCTAATCCCGAGTTTTGGAGTCAAATACCCGCAGAGGCCGACCGTCTTTGCGCTTGGTGTCCATACTTCAAACCTTTCAGCAAGTCTCTCGAGGAAGGTTGCCCAGGTGACACTGCCTGAGAAAACCATCAACGACATTATCAGAGAGATAATGGAGTCAGCTGATGAGGAACCCACCACCACCACCAACCAACAGAAAGCAGGGGAATAATGGAAGCATTTGCTTCACCAGCCGCCGCGAGCGCTGGTCCAAAACCAGCTGACCTTCAGGGCCAGTTGCTTATCTTCAAGCCTATCGAGTACCGCTCAGGTATCGAGACGGTGAACGGTCCAGCTGACGCCATTTCGTGCGACGTCATCAACTTGGACACAGGAGAGTCACACAGTGATGTGCTCTTTTTCAACATCGCAATTCGCAACGCACTTCGCCCACTAATCGGACAGCGAGTGCTCGGTCGAATCCAGCAGGGAGTTGCCAAACCTGGCAAGACTGCCCCATGGATTATCGCCGACGCATCACAAGACCCTGCAGCAATCGCTAAGGCCGCGGCTTTCAAGCCAGGCACAGCAGCGCCAGCAGCAGCACCAGCAGCGGCGGGTGGCGTGCCACCTGAAGTCGCAGCTCTACTTGCCCAGCTAGGGGCAAAGCCTCTCTAGGTTTCTTAGAGGAGTATCCTTCCACTCGACTCTAAGGAAGGCGCGGTGCCGCGGGCATGAGAAGGGGAAGCTCATCAACCCAGGCGACATCAGGTGCAAGGCCTGACACCGCACGCAGGACATTAGAACGGGGGGTTTTAAAGTGATTAAACTTCGGTGGCCGATTGTCATTGAAAAAAAGCGCAGAGCCATTAAAACAGTTAGCTGTTTTCATTGTGCTAGGCCTTTTTTCGTCTCCTATGAGAGCATTCGCACCGTCAACCTATGCAGCAGTTGCCGATGAGCATTGAGGTCTTAACCGCGGCACTCAGGTTTGCCGCCATGGGGTGTTCAGTCGTGCCAGTTATGGCAGACGGCTCCAAACGTCCAGGCATCGGCCAGTGGAAAGAGTATCAGCACAAGCTGCCGACAGTCGAGGAACTTCAGGCTTGGTTTAAAGACGCAAGAGGTGTCGGCATCATCACTGGCAAGATTTCGGGCAACCTTGAAATGCTCGAGGTGGAAGGCCGCGCAGTCGCCGACGGCATCCACACACAAATCAAAGACATGGCGGCTGAGATTGGGCTCGAGGAGCTTTGGCAACGACTAAACGAGGGCTATTGCGAAATGACCCCGTCAGGCGGTTTGCACTGGCTCTATCGGATTGACGGTGAAGTGCCAGGCAACACCAAGCTGGCAAGGCGGCCTGGCCCAGGCGACACCGTTGATGTACTTGCCGAGACCCGCGGTGAAGGTGGCTTCGTGGTTGCAGCCCCAAGCGGCGGGTCTTGTCACCCGTCGGGTGGTTCTTGGTCTTTGATTTCGGGCTCGATTGAGACAATCCCGACGATAACCACAGACGAGCGTGAAAGTCTCCACTCCTTATTTAGGTATTTCGACCAACTTCCAAAGGCTTCGGTGGTGGCTTCAGAGGTCACGGAAAGGCATCGGGAAGCGGGCTCGACACTCCCAGGCGACGATTACAACGAGCGTGCGACTTGGGACGAGCTTCTCTTGCCACTCGGCTGGACTAAGGTGTTCGCAAAGGGTCAGACCGTGGCTTGGTGCAGGCCAGGCAAAACGGGCGGCATCAGCGCCACCACCAACTACGAAGGCTCGGACTTGCTGTTCGTATTCAGCACCAGCACCATCTTTGAAGCAGAGCGCGGCTATAGCAAGTTCGCGGCTTACACTCTCATTGAGCACGGGGGCGACTTCCACAAGGCAGCGTCTGCGCTCGCTGCGAAGGGCTTTGGCTCAGGCAGTTCCAGCAGCTTGCAGCCGATTGATATTTCATCGCTCATGGAAGCGCCAGCGCCCGAGCCAGGCGTTGTAGCGCTACCTGAGCCCGAACCCGACACCAGCTGGCTTCCAAGACCAGTCGAGTTCGACGAGGACGAGGCCGAGCCTGGTCCGACCGTGCTCTACCGTACGGACGGGCAGTGCTTGTTGTACGCTGGGAAGGTGAACGCGATTTTTGGAGAGTCCGAGTCGGGCAAGACTTGGGTTGCACTCGAAGCTGTGCGCCAGCAGCTAGTGCAAGGGCACAAGGTCTTTTACATTGATTTTGAGGACTCAAAGCGCGGCATTCGGGGTCGCCTAAAGGCGCTCGGTGTTCAGCGCGAGCAGTTCGACCGCTTCAGATATGCCAACCCTGACGGCAGCTACAATGAGGTGGCACAGCAAGCACTCCTCGGTGCGATACGCGACTTCACACCCAACCTGATTGTGGTGGACGGTGTCAATGCCGCCATGAACCTGCTGGGGCTTGACCTTGAAAAGAACAAAGATGCCACCCAGTTCAGCCAAGTGGTTTTGCGGCCGCTTCGCTTGTGGGGTGCAGCGATTTTGACCATTGACCATGTCACAAAGTCCAAAGACAACCGAGGCAACTACGCAATCGGCGCACAGGCCAAGCGTGCAGACATCGACGGTGTGGCAATCGCTGTGGACGTCTCTATGCCATTTGGCCGAGGCTCCAACGGCAAGCTCAATCTCAAAATCACCAAAGACCGCCCAGGCTTCGTGCGTGGCATCAGCCAAGAGGCTTCTTATATCGGACACGTTGATTTGGTATCACAACCCGACAACCGCATTGAGATTTCAATAGTTGGCGGTCAGACTGGCTTCACCCCTCATGAGTATCTGATGAGGAAGGTCTCCGAGTTCATGGAGACACACGGCGCAGAGCTATCCACCAACCAAATAGTCCAAGCCATCGAGGGCGGCACCGACCAAATCAAGAAGGCGCTCGCCCAACTCGAGGGGCAGGGCTACCTTGGAGTGCGGGCTCAGGGACAGGGCCGCTACTACACACACTTAAAGACCTACGTGTTAGGAGCGCCATTACCATTTTCGGGGGTTCTAGAATGATATACTTAGCCAACTTGACCGACTTGACCGATATTGACCGCCTCACTATCGGTCAAGTAGGGGCAAGAGGCGACCGAAACTTGACCGACTTCGCCCCCCCCTATAAGGGGGGGCGGTCGGTGAAGTCGGTCAGCAGTTCAGGTGGTGAGTCTTTTGTTAGATAAACCAGCTGTAGAGGATTTCTGTCGTGTTTGTGGAGCTGCGCTTTGGAAGGCTCAGTGGTGCGGTTTTTCGGTGTTTTCGGACTGCACTCCCATCGACACCAAGACAGAGATAGTGTGCTTACTCAATAAGCGCCCTACATACGGCGTTTCTAGGTGGCGGCCCAGCTTCTACCTAGAGCGCCGCTCAATGCTCAATATCCACAAGCAATACGAGTTTGTACTCGCCAAGCATCTTTGCGGTTCAGCCCAGGCCGTGAAGGAGCACCCAATCTACTGGGCAGTACCACAAACAACCGAACCTAACTTCTAAAAGGGGGAACAAATGGCAGGACGTCTCATCGCCGTAGTCGGCGGTCAGTATGGCAGTGAAGGAAAGGGAGCCGTAGCAGGCTACCTATCCGCAACCTCAGAGGCTCCATTTATGGGAATCCGAGTCGCAGGACCAAATGCAGGACACACAGTTATCGGCAAGGGACCAAATGGCGAGGAGTCATACGCGTGGCGACTTCGTTCAGTCCCAGTCAACGCAGTCACAGCACCTGAGTCCGACCTAATCGTCGCAGCAGGGTCTGAGATTGACATTGAGGTCTTTAACCGCGAGCTTGCAGAACTCGACCAAGCTGGATACCAAGCCAGCTCACGCATTATCGTGGACGACCAAGCCACCATCTTGGAGCCTCGCCACCACGACATCGAGAATGCAGACGGCATTCAAGCCCGAATTGGCTCCACAAGCAAAGGCATCGGCGCTTCACGTGCCGACCGCATCATGCGCAAGGCTTCTCTATTCGGCGGTGGGGTGGATACTTCAAAAGTGATTCGCGACCACCTACGCATGGGCGGCACTGCTCTAATCGAAGGCACACAAGGCTACGGTCTTGGGCTACACGCAGGTCTGTACCCGTTCTGCACAAGCCAAAACTGCCGAGCCATCGACTTCTTGTCTCAGGCTGGCATCAGCCCGTGGGACCGAGCAGTTGACGTCTTTGATGTTTGGGTGACTGCACGCACCTACCCAATCCGCGTTGCTGGCAACTCGGGGCCGCTCGAAAATGAGACCAGCTGGGAACAGCTTGGCCTTGAGGCTGAGCGCACCACAGTGACACAAAAGATTCGTCGTGTCGGCCACTTCGATTCGAAGTTGGTTCGCGACGCAGTCGTGGCAAACGGTGGGGCACCAACGGTCAAAATCGCGCTCACCATGTTCGATTACATCTTTCCTGAGCTCAAGAACCAAGCCCAGATTGACATTTTGTCTGAGGAGCAAGCCCGCTACATCACAGACATCGAAAGCGCAACTGGCGCGAGTGTCAAGTTAGTCGGCACTGGCCCTTCAACGATGGCGTGGGTGAAATAATGTCATTTGAGAAATGGGAAGATGTGGCAGCCGCATTTAGACAAGCGCCACAAGCCGAGGGCTCACCAACTGTGCAAGACCTTGCCAACTGGTGGCTAGACGAGACCAAGTCAGAACTGGACTCTGTTATACCAAAAGCAATCGAGTACGGCAGCGCCGACCTGAAAGTCATCGGCTTTGCTTTGAGCCAAATGATTGGCGAGCCAAAGGGTGTCACACACGACGAGCTTGGCATCGCTTTTTATGTGCTAGGCAAAGTGGCCCGCCTGGTTGGTGGCTATGCTGACGGGCGTTTGCCTTCAGACGATACATGGCATGACATCGCCATTTACACCAAAATGGCACAATACGCACGTGAGCACGGCGGTTGGGGTGGGTTTGTCAAATGATTGTCTATCTCGCAGCACCGATTGACTTTGATGCAGGGTCGCAAGTGACTCGCACCAAAAATGAAATCAAAAAGCACTTCAAAGACCAAGACTGCACTTGGGTGTACGACCCAGCTGGAGCTTGGAACGCACCAAAGGACCTTGTGCCTGACGAGTTCGTGCACTGGGCCAATCTAAAGGTGCTTGAAGATGCCGACCTTCTTATAGCCGTGTTGTTGAAAGAGGTGTTCACAATCGGCACAATCGTTGAAATCCAACACGCTGTTGACAGTGGCATTCCAGTCGTTGTCATCGGCGATGTTGGAATGAACAGCGTTGCACTCGCTGCACTTGAAGTGCAAACCTACGAATCTATTAAAGAATGGAGTGAATATGGCAGCCCTATTGTACCGCGTACTAACACCGACTGGCTTAGCGCCAACTAAGGCGTACGCAGACGACGCTGGCTTCGATTTGTATTGTGATGCGGAGCTTGTGATTCAACCGCACACCTTTGTGGACGTCCCACTTGGTGTGGCGATTAAGGTGCCCGAAGGCACTTGGGGCTTGTTGACAGCTCGCTCTAGCACACTTCGCAAGCACGGTCTTATGGTGGCACAGGGTGTCATAGATTGCGGTTACACTGGTCCGCTTTTTGCTGGCGTGTGGAACATGACTGATGAGCCAGTCAAAATCGAACCTGGCATGCGCTTGGTTCAATACATTCTTATGACGAATGCTTCTCTTGATGTGGATGCACAAGAGGTTGACGAACTTCCCAAAACCGACCGTGGCGCTTCGGGTTTTGGGAGCTCAGGTGTCTGAGAAGCCTCTTATTGAAACCGCTCAGGAGCTAAGGGATTTGGCTACTTGGTACAAAGACCTAGGGGCAGAGTTGGAGCCTGGTCGCGTCGGCGAGCGCACCAGCCGCTCTGTGCCTGGGCCTCGGCTTCCAGTTCGTGTCGATGTGCTTGATGCGATTTTGGGCATTAGAACTGATACACTTGTGTGGGAAGCTGAGCTTAGGCTAGAGCTGAACCAGGGGGCAGTGACTAACAACGACATAGAACGTTCGTTGTATTGGGTTGCAGACGCTGTTGAGAAGTGGCCGACTGACAATCGGACCAAACTGATTGAAGAAATCAATCACTCCACATCAAAACGGCACAATCAGGTGAAAATCCTGTTAGGATTGGAGCAGAGGCCCTTGACGGCAAGACTAAGATGTCCGCATTGTGCAAAAGGCTTAGTAATCAAGCTGGACCAAGGGCTTCTGCTCTGCCGCAATCACAACTGCAGATGCGCAGCAGAGGATTGCGACTGTACAAGAGGAAAGGGTCACTCATGGACCGAAGCAGATTGGCCTCGTTTGGGGTTGCTACTCGACACGCCGAGGACTGACTGAGTCGTGTTTGTCACACAAACGCGTTTCGGTGTGGTAGAATTATCCTCTTGGGGTAGATTTGTATTTCTAAGGGCGATACCATGGGCCTAACCGTTTCAATGTCAATCGGTGCTCTACAAACCGAGCTAGATACAGACCAAGACCTCAGCTTTGATGCAATCGAATCCATACTAACTAGGGCCGTCAGGTCCACTCTTGATGCGTATATGTCCTTGCCCCCTGAGGAAAGAATGCGCGTCATTTATGACGTTTTTAGTGGACACGATGACGAGGACGATGACTAAGCCTTGTGTTGATTGTGGCGTCTTAGTACGCGACTGCTCACGTTGTCTCAAATGCCATGCTACTCATAGGACTACCAAGCTATCAGCCAGCAAACGCGGCTACGATAGCAAATGGCGCCGTTTATCAAAAGAACTGAGGCGATTGCAGCCTTGGTGCTCATTCTGTGGCTTTGCAGCCGACCTCACTGTTGACCATATTGTACCCCTATCTATAGGGGGTAGTAATGAAGTATCCAATCTAAGGGTACTGTGTCGCAGTTGCAATTCAGGGCGATAATACGCGTTTAAACGCAGTATCCCCCCTGGCATTTTTCCACCCCCCCTCGAAGTTCGAAAAGCGACGGGATTAGAGACCCCGC